CGTTGAGTTTGGTTCAAATAAATTCAAACAGTTCCCTGCATATTCAGGACGGCAAGGCAGAGGTAGTCGTGGATGGTTTATCTATCCAACCCTTCGTAGAATTCAGCCTGAATTGATTAACAAGTGGGAACAGGCTTTTGATCGCATAATTAAGGAATGGGTCTAATGGCAAGAGATACTCGCACGCTTAAATTATCAATCCTTGCCGATGTTGATGATCTAAAAAAGAAACTTGGCGAAGCTGATAAAGCCGTTGAAAGTAATTCAAGCAAGATTGCAGATTTTGGAAAGAAGGCTGCTGCTGCATTTGCGGTTGCCGCTGCTGCTGCCGTTGCCTATGGCACTAAATTAGCCATTGATGGGGTCAAGGCTGCGATAGAGGATGAGCAAGCACAACTTAGGTTAGCCAACGCCTTAAAGACCGCCACAGGCGCAACTGATGCCCAAATAAAGGCAACTGAGGACATGATCCTTAAAACATCTTTGGCGACTGGAGTGGCGGACGATCAACTGCGTCCAGCAATGCAGAGATTGGCAGTCAGTACAAAAGATACTGGTGAAGCACAAAGATTATTGAGCCTTGCTTTAGATATTAGCAAAGGCAAAGGAATTGAATTAGAAACAGTTGCGAATGCATTGGGTCGTGCTCAAGATGGCAATACCACAGCTCTTGGCAGATTAGGTCTTGGATTATCCAAGGCAGAACTTTCAACTTTATCTTTCACACAAGTTCAAGAAAAATTATCAGATCTTTATGGTGGCTCAGCTGCTAGAAATGCCGAAACATTTCAGGGAAAGATTGATCGCTTAAAAGTTGGATTTGACGAAGCAAAAGAAAGTCTGGGAATGGCATTGTTGCCACAGGTTGAAAGATTTATTGGTTTCTTAAATAACTCAGGCATCCCAGCACTCAATGCATTTATTGCTGGCTTGACTGGAGATGAAGGATTGACAGTAGCGTTAAGTGAAAGTCAAAAAGGCGCACAAACATTTGGGCAAGTCATCAAAACTACTGCTGGCATTATTGCTGGATTTATTACATTTGTTAAAGAAGCAGTCGGACTATTAATAGAATTTGCCAATCGTGCAATACAAGCGATTAACTTAATCAAGCCCGGAGCAGATATTGGATTCATTCCAAACCCATCAGCTTTGACAGGTCAGGGATTTTTGGGAACTCCATCAGTTCCAAAATCCAATTTTAATTATGGTTCAGGCAATCCTCAATATAACATAACTGTTCAATCTGTTGATTCTGAAGGTGCTGCAAGAGCTGTTGCAAAGGTATTAAATGACAGCGCATCAAGATCAGTTCCACAGCTGTTTAACAATGGCATAAAGGGCGGATAATGACAGTCTGGACACCAGATTGGAAACTTACTGTTGCCGGTGTTGATTACACAGATTTAACCATCAGCGACATTATTCATCAAGCAGGTCGAGATGATATTTACTCGCAACCAAATCCATCTTATTTGCAATGCACAATTGTGGCTTTAGCAGGACAAACAATTGATTTTGATATAAATGACAGTCTGAGCCTACAAGTTAAAAATAGTTCAGGAACTTATGTGAATCTGTTTGGTGGAGATATAACTGATATAACTGTCGAGGTAGGACGAACTGGATCTGTTGCAGCTGTTATTCAATACACCATTCTTGCGATGGGATCAATTGTCAAACTTGCAAAAGAGATTTGGGATGGCAACATTCCACAAGATGAAGATGGCGACCAGATTTATGAAATTCTATCTAGCGTATTGCTTGGGTCTTGGGATGCTGTGCCAGCAGCTTCTACTTGGGCAACTTACGACCCAACTGAAACTTGGGCAAATGCTGTCAATATAGGACTTGGCGAAGTTGATCGTCCGGGTCTATACACAATGCAACATCAACCAAGCACAGTAAATACCATTTATAACATTGTTTCAGATATTGCAAATAGCGCATTTGGATACATTTATGAAGATAATCAAGGCAATATCGGGTATGCCGATGCAGACCACAGACAGACTTATTTAATCGCCAATGGTTATGTTGATTTATCTGCTTCTCATGCCATTGGTTCAGGATTACGCACAATTACAAAAGCAGCAGATGTTAGAAACGATATTTATATCAATTATGGCAACAATTACGGAGCACAAAAGACTGCTACATCAGCGGCATCCATTGCCCTTTATGGATATAAAGCCGAAACCATCAACTCAAGGATTCATTCAGCCATTGATGCTCAAGAGGTTGCTGATCGATACATTAGCCTTCGAGCCTTTCCGCAACCTATATTTGACAGTATAACTTTCCCAATTACCAATTCAGAAATTGATAATTCCGATCGAGATAATCTGCTCACTATATTTATGGGTATGCCGTTAAACATTAGAGATTTGCCAGCACAGATAAGCAATGGCGAGTTTTCGGGTTATGTTGAGGGATGGCGTTGGAGCACTCGATTTAATGAATTGTTCTTGACAATCAATCTATCGCCGGTCAGCTTTAGCCAAGTGGCTATGAGATGGAATTCTGTGCCTGTGGGCGAGCGTTGGAACACTTTAAGCCCAACTTTAACATGGGAATACGCTACAATCGTAGCCTGATAATAGGAGAAAAATGGCAACTACTACAAACTATGGTTGGACAACGCCTGACGATACAGCGTTGGTCAAGGATGGCGCAGCTGCAATTCGCACGCTTGGTTCATCAGTTGATACAACAACCAAAAATCTAAATCCATCAACAACTCTTGGCGATATTGAGTATCGTTCATCAACTGCCAATGTCAATACAAGACTTGGAATTGGATCAACTGGCAATGTATTAACTGTTGCTGGAGGCGTGCCAACTTGGGCTGCCCCTGCTGGCGGTGGAAAAGTTTTGCAAGTTATAAATGCTACTTATGCAACCTCAGTTCAATCATCATCATCAACAATGGCAGACACCGGATTATCTGCTTCAATTACGCCAAGTTCGGCATCAAGCAAAGTTTTGGTAATGGTTCATCACACAGCAAACGCTAAAAATAATGCAACAAGATTAAAATTGAATTTACTAAGAAATGCAACTGTTATTCAAAAAATGGGTGAGACTCATGGTCAGATAACTGGAAATGGTTTAATTTATTTTCCAACAGTATCTGCGTGCTATTTAGATAGTCCTGCCACAACATCCGCAACAACTTATAAAACTCAATTTGCATCATTTGATAACATTTCTTTGGTAGAAATTCAGTCTTACGCAAGTGATTCAGCTGCTGGAGTTTCATCAATTACACTTATGGAAATTGGAGCATAATATGGCAACAGGTGGCGATGTTTTAGGAATGTTGATACCAACAGGCGGTTGGGTTGTTTATGGTGATGATTTTGATTCCATTAGATATGACGAAGGTGTCAAACCAGTAACAAAAAAACAATATACAGATGGATTTGCTCAATTCGATGCTTGGAAGGCTGAACAAGATGCAGCTAAGGCATCAGCAAAAACATCATTGCTCGAGCGTTTAGGTATAACTGAGGATGAAGCAAAACTCCTTCTCAGCTAATGAAGCCTTACCTATCTAAAGCAGCTGTTCAATTAAGAGAGCAAATTGATGATTGCTTTCCTGACAGATCCAGAAAGTCGGATGGTTGGGTCTCAGACGCTAGGCATCAAAAAGTAAAATCGGATCACAACGCCTTACCTTCGGGTGAGGTTTGTGCCATTGACATTACAGCTGATTTAGGTCAAGCCGAAGGCATATCTGCCTACCTTGCCGATCAAATACGCATTGCTGGCAAAACAGATAAGCGAATCAAATATGTTATTCACAATCATCATATTGCCAGCAAACTATTAAATTGGAGATGGCGTAAATACAAGGGCATAAATCCGCACACTAAACATATTCATATTTCATTCCACGCAAAACAAACAGGAGAGTTCTTTAACATCCCACTACTAGGAGGCAACGCATGAAACTATCCAATAAACACAAGGCTGCAATTAAGTCATATTTAAGAGCTGTGGCTGCTTCCGGCATAACTGTCCTTTTGGCAATTGTTGCTGAAATCCGACCAGAGTTTGCAATCCTTGCCGGTGCATTAGTTGCACCCATTGCTAAAGCACTTGATCCAAAGTCTGGCACCGAAGCTGATTACGGAATCAATGCAAAATGACAGCCAACGAATGGGTTGGTATCGCTGTTGGCGTATGCGGCATATCAACAAGTTTATTCATGGGAGTTCGCTTTCTTATTAAATCTTATTTGGCTGAGTTAAAACCAAATGGAGGCTCATCAATTAAAGATCAGATTAATCGATTGGAACAGCGTGTCGATGATCTGTTTGTTTTAATCTCTAAGCGATAATTTTATTTATGGCGAACACACGAAAACCTATCAAACGCAAAAAGATCAATCGTCGCGTAGTTCGCCAAACTCCTGAGCCATTAAACAAAATAGATCAGCATTACATGGCTTTACACGAATGCTATAAAGCAGCTAGAAAAGCAGGATTCACACCTGAGCACGCTTTTTGGTTGATGACTGAGCACAAAACATTTCCTGATTGGATTGTGGGCGATGGTGGGATCATCCCATCCATAGATCCAACCGACGATGAGGATGACGATTAAGCGATACTTAGTAATAAGTGATTTGCAAATTCCATACCACCATGAAGCAGCTGTAAAAAATGTCATTAAACTTGCAAGGCGTGAGAAGTTTGACAGCGTTCTATGCGTTGGCGATGAGATCGACTTTCAAACCATTAGCCGTTGGGCTGAAAAAACACCTTTGGCTTATCAGCAAACCCTTGATGCTGATCGTAAAGCAACTCAAGACATTCTTTGGGCATTAACTGAAAATGCCAAGGAAGCGCATGTGGTCAGATCAAATCATACGGATCGTCTTTACAACACTTTATTAAAAGTTCCGGGGCTTATCTCACTTCCTGAATTGCAATATGCCAAGTTTATGGATTTTGATACTTTAGGCATTACTTTCCACAAATCATTTTTTGAGTTTGAAAAAGGATGGTTGCTCGGACATGGGGATGAAGGAAACACTAACCCCAACGCAGGCTTGACTGCCTTAAATCTTGCCAAAAAGGTCGGTAAGAGCGTTTTAATTGGTCACACCCATAAATTGGGTCTATCTTCATTTTCTGAGGGCTTAGGAGGGCAATATAGGACGATTTACGGCATAGAATCCGGAAACTTAATGAACAAAGCCAAAGCCTCTTACACAAAAGGGATCGCTAACTGGCAAATGGGTATAGTGATTCTTGAGTGGAATGGCAAAAACATGACCCCAACTTTAATCCCAATTAACAAAGATGGAAGTTTTACAGCTCTTGGAAAGTCTTATGGGGCGTGAAACAGACTATATCGACCGCACGATTGATGACCATATCGATGAGGTTGAGGATATTGGCGTTATCTAATCGTTATAAAACACGCCGAAAGTAATTAACCGCCTGTCCTTGCTTTAGGTCATACTTTCTGTATCCACACGAACGCTGTGGGTAAAGGGAGCAACATGA